AATAGCAATCCTTGTTATATCTGCAATAACAGAACGAGCAAATTCTTTAAATTTAAACTTACCTGTCATTACAAAATTAGTTAAAGCATCTTCCATTTTTTTGAAAGTTCCAACTGTGAAATTCTCAATCATTGTGGTCGTATCCAATATTTCATCTCTAAATTTTGCTAATGGGGAATCATCACCTCCTCCTTTTCCTTGACCTGGATATTCAAATTTTCCTGTTAATTTAACTATCCTTGCTTTCATCTCATTTATGCCTTTTAAGTTTTGAGTAAGTGCAGCATCAGCTATTGCTATAATTTCTTCCCTTGTTGACGCACCTAATAACCGAAAAGTTTCATCATCTAAATAATTTTCTGGATTAGCTATAGCATCTCTTAATCGTACATTTGCATCTTCAATTAATTTAAGTTCTCTTGCCGCTTCTTTAGCGTTCAATTGATCTGCCGCAAACAAACCACCTTCCTCATTAAGGAGATTTGCTTGATTTCTGACTTGCCATAGAGCAGTTGCGATAGCAGCTATAGCACTAGCAGCTATGACATATTTATTTCTCGACACAGCAAGATTAAAAGCCTGTTGAGATACTGTCGCTGCCTTAAGAGCTGTATTAAGTTTCAACATAGCGTCCCAAGCCCTTATCACCATTGCTACTATTCCTGTCTTATTGGTGATCTGTTGTTGAATGTTATAAGCGAGTAAGGCAGCAGTCGCACCTGCAATTACTGGGGCTAATTTATCGAAATTATCAACAACAAAACTAATTGTTGAGGCCAAAGCCAGAAAAGCATCACCTCCAATTTCTGCAAGTCTCGTTAAAGCAGGAATTAAATCAAGAGCTAAATTTGCCCCGATTTCTTGGAACTCTTTACCCACAGGAATTAATGTTTCTCCTACCGCAATTCTTAACTTATTCATCGCAACTCTTGATCTTGCTCCTGCCTCTTCATTTGACTTTGCAATCTTCCTAGCTAACGGAGCATATTCTTCACCTAGACTTGCTACAAACTTACTTAACATGTCTAATCCTACTGTTCCATCTTTCAAATTTTTCTGTAATTCTTGAGTAGAAATATTATTTGCTTCAGCAAACCTCGTAACTGCCGCAGGGAATCTCTCGCCCAATTGTCCACTCAATTCTTCTGCACTTACCTTCCCTTTTGAATATATTTGAACCATCGCTGTTATAGCAGATCTAACATCATCTGCACTACCAGCAGTACCCTTAATTGCAGCAGTTGTATTTAAAAATGCTTCTGCTGCGTTATTAATATTACCCCCCGAACCTAATACAGCAGCACTTAATCTTGTCATTCCTTTTATTGCTACTTCTTGCGGAACATTGAACTCTTCTACGGCTGTCTTGACAGCCTCCATAGCAACTCCATAAGAACCAGCATCTTTAGTTATTAATTTTAAAGTTTTCTCTGATTTCTTGTAATCAGCCGCATAAGTAGTAGACCCACCAATAAATTCGGTGACAGGGCGAGCTACTTGACTAGCAATAAGACCACCAGTAATAGCACCACCAGCCATGTCACCACCTGGCCTTAAAGCTTCAAATCCAGCTCCTAATCCAGCTCCTAAGAATCCAGCAGGGCCGCCAACAAATCCAGCACCTAAGATTGATTGACCTGTTCTTCTTAAATTTGCACCACTAAATTTATTACCACTAAGCTTCATCAAAGCAGCATCTGTTTTTCTTATCTCATTTGTCAGCCTTGCAAAAGTTTTACTTGTAGGATCTAAATTGCCTCTTAGCTCTTCTAGCCTATTTCTCTGTTTCGTTAATGAATTAATACTACCCTTGCTTGCTTTTGTATTTTCTAAAAGTTCATCAGTCAATTCCTGAACGGATTTTGCAACTTTTTTTACCTCTGGAGCTTTAAATGACCCAAAACCAGTTGCAGTAGTTGGCCCTGGTAATCCAATGAAAGTTCCATCAGCAGTTTGGCTTAAACCTCTAGCTGCCCTGCTACCTCTTGGCCCTTGAAGTCTTGTCTTACCTTCTATGGCCTCTTGAGTTCTTTTTATTAAATCTGTTTCTTCTTGACGAACTCTTTTTAAGGCTTTGGTAACAGTAATATGATCTTTTGTCCCTATCTCTAAATCTTCTAAAACATCCTCCATTGAGGAGATTTGATTCCTAAATCCTCTAGCAGACTTAACAAAAGTCTCAGGGAATAAGCTATCTTTCCCTTTAACTGCCTGAGTAGTGACATCTCCTCCAGGGAACATGCCAAAAGGAGGTGTTAAAGGTTCTTGTCTTGCATTTCGATAATTCTTTAAATTTAATAACGCAGATAACTCCTTCGCAATCATGGGAAGCTCCATGAAAGCCTGTCGATCTGGCCCCATCTGAAATGGCCCTTGTATTGGCAATCCTTCTACAGACGGTCTTCCAGTAGCCGTATATGGGTTGTAGCCAATAGCCGAAGTACCAATCGAATAAGGCCCAGAAGAGGCCATTATTCCTCCAGCCTGACCTATCCTTCTCTTTACTTCACTGGTACGAGTTTTTGCAGTCGTAGCTGCTAACGCTTGGTTATATGTACGAGTTTTATCAATTAAAACTTTTAAAATTTTTGAATAATCTTCACTATTGACACTTAGCCCACTCAACTTCTCGTTCAAATGAGAAATCTGTTCTGTATATTTACTTTCAGTTAAAGTATTTCTAGGAAGATTTAATAACTGAGCAATACTTTTTGGAGTACCAGCTAAACGACCATCATCAGCTTTTCTATAACCAACTCTTTCAGGCAGACCAGCACTTCTAGCAGCAGCAGCTTGAGCTGTCTTTTCTATATTATTTAACGTCAGTAATTGCGTGTTTAAATTTGTAATATCTCCAGTTAATGTCCTATAAGCCTTACTTCCAATCGTTGCAGACTGTTTTAGCTTATTTAAAGCAAATACTTGACCCCTAATAGAATCAGTACTGCGTCTATTACTATCAGCAAAATTATTTATTTCTTTTCTTAACTTTAAAATTTGGTTATCAGTTTTTCCTGCAAATGTCGCAATCTGCTTTAGTCCTTTAGTTATCTGATCTAAATCTTCAAAACCTTGTTTCTTAAACTTTACGACAAGATCTTGGACAGTTTGAGCAGCCATTTATTTAGACTCCTTATTCAATTCTTTCAACGCAGCTACTTCCATAAGTTGAAGTCCTTCTAACACGTCAAAACGATCTTCTATATTGTAGAGGTCAAACAGTCCTCCAGCCATTAATAATACCTCGTATTTCAGACCAACATAACCAGACATAGAAACTTGCCATTGTGTCTGCATCTTTATAAAGACTAACACCGTTTCCCAATTACAATCCCATACCTCAAATTCATCCTTCTGCTCTGGGCCTTTAGGAATCTCAATACCAAACGCTTTTGCGTCTTCCTGAGTCATGTCCACTACTTCTTTGCCGCCAGAAGCCCAGTAAATAGCGGCCTCTGTTAGTTTCCCTCCTTACCTGCTGAATAAAACTTTTGAAAACCTTCTATAACACCTTGAACAAAATCAACATCCTCCGAAAACTCTTTTAAATTTGCTTTGGTGAAAGGGACATCAGTTCCATCCTCTTCTGTTATCTCACTCCATCCTAAAATTATCTTTTCCAAAGCCTTATCTTCACCGATCTTATCGAAATCGTTTAATTCTTTTCTCGATAATCTTTTGAATTGAACAGTAAATTTATCAGTATCAAATTCCCCAGGATTTGTCTCAGAAGGACGTTTAATTTCAACAGGCCAAGGATAGGCTTTTGACTTTCTACGGATAAATGCCATAAAAAATAATGATATTCCCAAATACCATAGCTCAAAAAAAGGGGGGTATAAACCCCCCAACGCTACAAAGTGGAAGATTTAACTATTCAAAGATGATTGAAAGCTCGTCATTACCACCTGTAGAAGGAATCATTGTGTAAGGGCAATCCCACATCGCAATTCCATCTTCTTCGGAGTAACCAATAGAACCTAAGTCAACACGATTCTTCGTTGTCTGACTGGTTACAAGACCTGATTGGATTGTGACCTTGTTAAGTGCAGCAGTTCCATGAGTAAAGCTAATCTCACCCAAAGTTCCATCTGCAAGTGCAGCAGCAAATGGGTTCCATTGCTGACTACCACCACTAGCCAAGTTCACAGCCTCAACAGTTACTGATCCACTAACACTTCTGTTTGTGATCATTACTTCAGGGCTACCACCAACTAACTCACGGTAAATAACTTCATTACCAAGATCTAATGAGAAGTTGCTCATCTGAAGCCCTGTTTCGCCAAAGATCTTGAATGTACCAGTATTGGTGTTATTGAAGAGCAATGGAGTTGCCTGCTTCTGATAAGAAGGAGTTAATGCAGTTGCGTCAGCAGGAGCTATATACACCCCAGTAAAAGTGAAATCAAAAGTAGGAATTTCACCAACAGCACAGTTGATAGAAAATGTCCCTTTTGCTCCTTTTACAGTGTGCTGGACACCATCAATGTTGTAGAGAATACTGACTGTTGTGGAGTCAAGAGAGTTAGGAGTATAAAGACGTTTTGCATCGTCTGATGTCTCCGTAGTGAATCCACAAGCTTCAAGACACTCACCAAAGTTGGGAGCGTTATCAGCATCTTCATTACCAGCAGCATTTTGCCCGATCCCTGCCATTTCAACAGAGAAAGTACATTCAACCCTAGTGTTTGCTTGTAACTGCTCACTAGCTCCAAAGTAAGGTCTAATTAGATCACGACTTACTACATCACTCTGCTGTGGAGTGATATTTAAGTCACGAACAAGAAGACAGTTAGCAGCTTGTGGAGCGTTGTAAGTTCCAGCAGTGCTTTCCTTTAGAACAGCAATGACTCGTTTGCG